TGTACTATCAAAAATAGTAAATGGATTAGAAACTCTTAATCTTCCAAATGCATCATAAGCATTTGATCCATTTCCACCACCAATAACTGTTGGTTCTACATTTACGTTATTACAACCACTCATTAGCAACCAAACCTCATATTAAACCAAGTAAATCTTTCTAGTTCTTTTCTAAGATCATCTTGATAAGAAAAATTTAATTCATTCTTAATAGTATCAACCGCACGAAGAATCTGTCTTTGGTTTTCTACATCATATTCTTGTTTTGGTTCAGGAATGTAAGATGTTATTCTGGCCATTAGCTACTTCCCCAATCAGCAGATGCAGCTCCTATTCCTTCTTGAGTATTACTATAACCACTGAAACTTTCACCAGAAGGTCCTGAGAAAGAAACAGTTCCGCCACCTGTATCTCTTTGTGACCAGCCACCTCCAATATCTCCAGATGTACCTTGAGAAATATTTCTTTGTATTTCTTTTGCTGCTCCTCTTGCAGCTGCTTCTTCTCTCGCTTTTCTATCTCTTCTTCTTTGGAAGAATTCCGCTAATGTAGCTGATCTACCAAAATCTGAATTTTGTAATCTATTATTTAAAGATCCTATTCCGCCAAATAAACTACCAATTAATCCAATTGGAGATTTTGAAATATAACCCATAGCAGCTTGTAGTAATCCTCGTATTCCATTTCTATTTCCACTTGAAATTTTTTGTTCTGGTAAATTTTGATAACCTGGAAAGTCTGCATAATATTTATTAGGATCATAATAAAAATCTTGAAATTGTTCAGTACCTGTAATTCCTAAATTATTGTTTTGATAATTCTGTTGTAGCATTTCTAAAATTTGAGGTTGTAATTCATCTGCTCTTTGTTGCATGATGCCTGAATTATATTGTCCATATTGTGGATATTCTGTGTATCCATTTGGGTTTAAATTATATTGTCCGTATTGTGGATATATCATATTATCTTCTACCGTCTGGTCTTAAATCTACTCTTAATGTACCATAACGCCAAGTTTCACCTACAGCGTCATTAGCTATTTTAATTGAAAGCAATCGTCCTCTTGCTCTAGTATCTACTTTAGCAGTAGAATTGCTAATTGTAAAGGGTCCAAGAGGTGAGCTTGTAGCTGTCTCTGATGGATAATCATTTAGTAATAATGTAATTTTTGAATTACCTGTAAGCACTTTGAAGTCAGGAATAAATCTACTCATAGATATAATAAATTCACCATCACCTCTTAAGTCTGCTATTCCTGTAGCCTGACCCGTTGGAGCTCTAGCAGCAGTAATATCATAATCTCCAGATTGTACATAAGCATCAATAGAAGTTGTACCTGAGCTATTAACTTGATCAGTTCCAATTTCATGAGCATAATAAGTAGATGCTCCAGCTAAATTAGTTATACCTTGTATACTAAAGTTAGGTGTAGCTGTTGTTGAATACTCCGTTGCATAAGGTAAATCAAACACACCTTGATCTGCATAACTTGTTCTAGCTAATGAAGAAGTATACCAAACATTTTCTCCATAGTTATAAGTAACACATCTATCTATTTGAGTTGAATTTGCTTTTGGATAAAACCAATTAATCTCTGTATATAAAGAATTATGTTCTGCATATGTAGTTTCTGCAGCATCATAATTAATACCTAAGTTATCTCCATCATTTGTAAATACAAAATCTTCTACTAAACAAGGTATGGATTTTACTGTACCATCATACATAAAGAATCCGCCTTCACCGGACATCCAAAAGACAATACCATTAGAATAACTTAATGCATGTTGAGAAATCAATCCGCAGTTCGTACCAACTTGTTTAACTGAGAATGTAAATGGTGGTCCAACATATTGAATTACATAAGCTGAACTATCTGTTAATACTAATGTATAATCTTTACCAGATACAGCTCCAACAATTTTATTACCTTTATCTAATCTAAATGTACCAGCAGTATTAGTAGCTGTTGGTTGATAAACAGTATAATCTTCTTGATTAGAAAATCTTATAAGCATTGGATCTTGAGTTGATGGATTTCCAATAGTTGCTTCTGTTCCAAAATGAAATAAATGTCTATCTCTATCTGATACCTGTGTTAATATTGTTTTAGTAGGAGCTCCTGACATAACAGTTGCTCTAATGCTTCTAGCACCAGAGGCTCCGGCATCCCAAGTATATGTTTTACCATCTGCAATAGTTGCAATTAATATTTGTCCAAAGTTATCTAATGACCATTGTCCTGGAGATAAAATTACATCAGATACTGTTCTTGCTGTTCCCCAAGTTGAATCACCAAATAAATATGTACCCCAACCATAACCAGGTGTTTGAAAAGCTGGACCAACTGTAACATATGGATTAACAGATACTGATCCTTGTGCAGACATTCCTGAACCTGTTTCATTTGATGCCATAGTAACTGTAAATGAATTTGCATTTGGAACTGTAATTACTTCATATGCAATATCATTAAAATCAGCTGTTGTATATCCTGTCTCTCCACCACCAGGTAATGATGTAGAACTAAATGTAAAGTAGTCTCCAACAGCTAAATTGTGAGATGTTTTATTAACAGTTAAAGTTGCTGAACCTGTTGTAGATGAAAATGTACAAGATGTAATAGCTGTATCTAATGGAGTGATGTCATAGAACGCATCTCCATAAAATAAAAATAAACCTTTGTGTGTTCCAATAGCTGCATACTTCTCACCACTGATAGCTGTCCAGGTATGCTGGGCTCTAGCAACACCAGGTAATGTTTTATTAGCAATAGTTAGTTGTCTCCAACCACCTATTTTTTCAGGAAGACCATATCTAAAACGGACAAAATCTCCATCTATCCATTGTGCTTCTGCTCCTGATGCTGTAGCTTGTTTATTAAAACCTGGTTTAAAATTCAATTTTTGTAACATAATAAACCACTATATCTAATTTTTTGCCAAAAATATAGTACATTCTAGTCTAGATATCTAGACTTATTTTCTTTATTAATATATAATTAATCAAATTAATAGTATGAAAGTTTATAAGGATTTTTTACCTCAAGAACAATTTAATAACTTAAAAAATATTGTTGAGTCCAATGACTTTCCTTGGTTTTATAGTAATGGAGCCACTGATAATCATAATGAAGATATTCCTTACGATCATCAATTTGTACATTTTTTTTATCAACGTAATAGTGTTTGTTCTAAATATTATGAATACTTAGTTCCTATTTTAAATAAACTAAAAATATTTTCACTTATTAAAATAAAAGCTAATTTATCAACAAGAGTTCCAAAAATACAAACAAATCAATATCACATAGATTTACCAGATAGACCCAAAGACTTAAAAATGAAAACAGCTATTTATTATTTAAATAATAGTAATGGTCCTACTAAATTTAAAAATGGGACAGAAATAAAATGTGAAGAGAATAAATTTATTGAATTTAATTCAAAGTTAGAGCACACAAGTGTTTTTGGTACTAATTCTAATAAAAGAATTGTAATTAATTTTAATTACTTATCCTTTTAAACTTATATTACCAGCTATAGATATCCTGTTTTTTTTATTTTTAGTAAAAGGATAAACTTGATGTGATAATTTAGATGGAAACATAATTATACTTCCTTCATCTATTTTTGATAATGGATACGTATGTGTTCTTATATTACCTAATATATCTGAATGAAAAAAAACAAAATTACCTAAATATTTTTCTTTTGAACTATCATAAGGTATCTGCATCCAAATATTATAACTAAGTACTCCATCGTGATCGTGAATAGGTATAATTTCATTTTCTTTCATTATATTTATCCAAGGTTTTAAATAAGAAAAAGGAACATCTTTATCTAATATTCTGACATCCGTAACAGTTGGATATATATCCATATACGCTTTTTGAAATTTTTGAATAAAATTTATTAACTCTTCATAATTATCTTCAATATAAAATTGTAAAGGAACACCATTAGCTGTTACTCCTGAAATCATTTGATTTTGTTTTTTCTGTTTTTTTAAACATTCTTTTAAAAGTTTATTATATAATGCTTTAGGAAGTTTTGTTTTTAAAAATCCTATGTTAGCAAAGTCGTGTTTTTCAATTTCAATTTCAGTCATTTTATTTTTCTTTATCTATAAAATTATACCACCCTGTTAATATATATTTTGTTTGATTAGCAATTTGTCCTTTGTGTGTATGAGTAAAATCACTTGGCCAAATTAAAGTTAATCCTTTTTTAGCTAACGTTGTTATTTTTTGATATTTGAAAATTGTTCCTCCGTCTGTAACATCATTTAAATACGTCATAAAAACTAAACATCTTCTTTGATAACCAAAGTTCCTCTCACAATGAAAATTATAAAAACCTTCGCCAGGTAAATATCTTTGTATGTTATATGGTTCAGAATAGCTGTCATAACGACCAATTGAAAATGCTGTTTCTGGGTATTTTTTTGTATAATGTTCTAAACATAATTGCAGTTCAATATTATAGTCATCAAATAAAGTATCCCTAGCATTTAATACAATATCTGTACTTTTTTTACAGTCACTTTTTATGTATCCTTTACCAACTTCTCCTGGTTTTTTCCTATAACTTTTTTCATAATATTTAATTACATCATCACATATTTTTGGATTAATGTACCAACCACCAATAAATGTATTTAATTTAAATTTTTCTTCTTTCATTTTTTTAAGCAAATAGTCCAATCTAAATTGGATATAAGATTATTTAGTTCTAAATCTTTTATTTTATTGTTTTTAACATAAGTATTAATTTCTTCAATATCTAATATAACCCATTGATCAGTAAATTCAATAACCATTTTATCCGCTTTTGTTTTTAAACTACCTGTTCGATATGCTCTATCTTTAGATTCTTTTATTAAATCTTTTACATCAAATTTGTAAAATGCATTTTGACCTTTTATTACCCCTGCAATATTCCAAGATGTTTTTTTAGAGGGATACTCTACATTTTCTAAATATTTAGAAAATCTTTTAACTATCATTTTTAATGTAATTTAAGTTAAGAACAATTCTTCTATTTGAGTCAGTTGCAAATACGCCTGTATGTTCTAAGTTTGAATCAAACTCAACAAATTTATTTTCTTCACATTTTATTTCTTTTCCATTTTTAAATTTAGTAGGCCCATTACTATTTGTTAAATAATAAATGCCTGTTTTCATTTTAATGTTTTTTGGTTTTATGCTTATGTCTATATGATAATCGTTTGTTAGTAATTTAGGAACTCTTGTATTTAAATTTGCCTTTACTTTTAATAAACAAAAAATATTTAATTTATCCAAAAGAGGTTTTAAACATTGAAGATAGTTTGAATTAATTTTATCTTCGTTGTAAAAAAGATGCACAAATTGAAAAGAGTAAGGTATTTCTTTTTTTTCTTTACTTACATAAGTAACATCGTCATAATAATACCAAGGAAACTCATCTGATGTTATTAAATTTTTTAATTTTATAAATTCTTCTTTTGGTAAAAAATCTTTATAAACTTTCATTGTTTTTAAAATAGCTCGGTAAACCTAAACAAGGTCTTCCATCATATATATTTTTTTCTGATTCTTTAGATTTTGTATTATAATGTAAAAAAACCTGGGCACAGTCTTTACCATCAAAAGCTTCACGCCAATGTTCTAGTTCCATTCCTTTATAAACTAACATATCTCCAGGTTCTAAATTAACTTTTATACCCTTAGCATTACTACTAAAGGTAATTTTTTTACCATTAGGTATACCTACATTTTCTTTTGGACTTAAATAAATTGGCCATTTATCACCTCCTAAAAATAGTGTTGTAGATATCTCACAACTAAAACGATCTTTATGTCTTTCTAATACATCTCCTTTTTTATAAATTCTTGCATAAGAATAAGTTGGAACAAGTTTTAATTTAGTTTCTTTTTCCATAATTGGTTGAACCTTTAACAACAATGTTTCCATAGCTATGTCTGCATAATGAGAATAAGTTTCAGGTATTTGTATGTCATTCCATACCCCCCAATCACTATTAAATTGAGATATATAATTTTTTTCAAAAAATATTTTTGCTACCTGCCTCTTCATCAAAAAATAATTAAAAATAAATTCAGCTAAGTTTTTTGGAATAGCTGATTTAATTATTGTATATTTATTTTTTTTAAATGACATATTATTTAAAAGGTTTTCCTAAATTCCACATTACTAAAGAATATCTTGTTCCTTTTGTTACTTCTTTAACTCTGTGCCATACAAAAGAAGGAAAAACAACTAGTGATCCTTTTGGCAATATTTCTTTACAAACACTTATGTTTGTTTTTTTGGGGTCTACATTTCTAAAATCAAATTCTAGTTCTCCTCCTTTATATTCTGAAGGATCAGACAATGATAGTGTCATAGATAATTTTCTAATTTTTCCTTTTATTGGTCCTTCTCCTACATAAGGTTTATCCCAACTATCACAATGCCAACCATAGTATTGACCTTTTTTATATTTAGTAAATTGACAATGTTCTGAAAAATCCCATTCAAAATTCCAACCTGCATTTTTGTTTGCAGCGTGTATGTAAGGATGTAGTTCTTTATATATCCATCTATAATCCATCCAAATAACATTTGAATCTCTTTTATTCTTAAGATCTTTCATTTCTTTGTCTGTTAAAGGTTCTTTTGATAAATTTCTGCCCTCTTTTGTAAGACCTCCTATAATTCCAAATGTTTCTTTGTTTTTATCAAAGTCTGCTTGTTTTAAAATATCATCACACACATTTTCAGGTATGGCTTTTGCAAAATACCAGTAATAATATTCTAAATTCATATTAATTAATTACTTTTAAAGTAGTTGTTAAAACTATATTTGTTTGATTTGATGTATTACTAGAGACAAAAAATCTTTGTGATCCTGGGATAAGAACAAAGTAATTATTGTTTAAAGAAATAAAATGTTTTTGATTTAAAAATTTTTTATTATCGTATTCAATAACAATTGAAGAAGAATCTTTTGCAAGATCTACTCCATATACTAAAACATAATCAATAGAATTACCTACATTAGATAAATCTAAAAAATTTCTACAAAAGGTTTGTTCATTTGGTTTAAGAACACTACCAAATGTTTCTACTGGAAACATTTTTATTTTATGTTCTAAAAATAAAAATTCAATAACGTACCTTTGCAACATATCTAAAGCTCTTGAAAAAGGAACTTTAATATCTAAAAAAGAAAAACTAAATGGATCATTACTTATTGTATGTTCTTTTAAATGAGAATCTAATATATCAGCTTTTAATTTTGATCTATCAATATCAAAATTTCTAGGCATTTTTAAATCACCTTGATAAATATCAATTTCAGATAAAACTGTTTTTTTCATAACTGTATTACTTTATATATATAATATAACTTAATTAATTATAAGTCAATATTATTCAAAGTTAAAATTGATAGCCATACTAATTCTTGTAACCTTTGATTTAAAAGGATTTACGTTGTGAAGAAGTTTTGATGGAAAAATAAAAAAATCACCTGTAACAGGAGTGTGGTTATAAAAATTTATATAACCATCTATATGAGAAGTAAAATTAAATAGAATTTGACCAGGTTTTGTTCCTTTACCTTTAAAATTTTTATGTTCTTTAGAAATTTTTTCTGGAACATCTAAATAAAAAACAGAAGAAAAATTAGAACCAAGATGTATGTGTGGAGGATTATATTCGTTTGCTTTCATAAAATTAGTCCAAGCATCTACAATAGAAAATGAAGTAAGTTTTTTAGCATTATACCAATGTTGATAAACATTATAAAAATTATCCATATATTTATTTAATATTGTTGTGAGTGCTTTGTGATCTGTAATTTTATATTCATCATTTATAACACCAGCTAAATGATCTCTAAAATCTATTTTTTTATGTTTTTTACATAAACTTAATAAATCAGATATATCTGATTTTAATAAAACAGATTTGTATAATAGAGGCCCGCTGTATATAAATTTATAATTTTCTTGCATATCTTTCTAAATAAGAAATATATTAAGCCAATAGATTTATTAAATCCCAAGATTGAGTGTTTTCATTCCAATTGTATTCCCAAGAATGAGTTTGAGCTATCGTTTGGTCAATTTGTTCTTGTGTCATAGAAGGTCTAGCACCTGCAGGTGAAACCCAAGAAGCTGTTGAAATATCTTTAGTCCAAGATGGATAAGGTTGTGGTTTCCAAAATATTTGATTTTCTGAATCCCAAGTATAACCAATACCTGCATAATTACCTCTAAATGGTTGACCACCTAATTTATGAACATTTTCAAATGTGTTGTATGAAGTTTTAATCCATAAATGTGAAGGCCAATTATTATGTTTTTGTAAATATGCTTGACCAATTGATTCTACTTCAGCTCCTTCAGAATTTTGAGTATTTATATTATCTAAAACTACAACAGATAATACTTTGTTTTCTTCTGATATTTTTGCAAAATGAGCCATATGTTTTTATTGAAATTTATACCTAATTATTACTAAACCTGAACCACCGAAACCGCCGTTTCCAACAGGGCCAGAATTCATCATTCCACCGCCGCCACCGCCGCTTCCTGATAATGCAGTTGCCGCGTTACCGCTTTGTCCATTAGTTCCACCATTTCCGCCGCCAGAATTTCCCGTACCAGTTCCATTTCCGCCGCCGCCACCGCCACCAGCTCTTGCAACTGGTGAT